CTAATTTTGGTCTTGGATATTTAACTGCACCAAGTGCAACGGTTACATTACCATCACTTACCCCAAATCATCCTGCACTTGTTACTCCAGTTATTAAAACTACTTCTGGTATTAGTTCAGTAACATATATTGGAATAAATTCTGCTGGTGCAGGATTCTTCTCACCGCCAGTATTAACTGTTGGTACTGGATCTACTACTGGAATAGGAACATTCTGGTTCAATGAAGAGGTAATTGGTGCTACATCTAATGTTGTTGCTAGAGTTAAGCATTGGGATGAAGATACCAATATATTACAAGTTGGTATCCAAACTGGTCAATTCTATCCAGGCGAACAAGTTACTGGTCAAAAATCTGGTGCTGTATATAATATACAGGTTAGTGCAGCAAACACTACTACCGATAAATATAAAGAGAATGAAAACTTTGAGTTGGAAGCAGATCAAATTTTGGACTTCGCAGAATCTAATCCATTTGGTACATACTGATGTTAGGAACTTATTACTATCACGAAATTATTAGAAAAACTATTATAGGTTTTGGAACCCTTTTTAATGGTATTTTCCTTAGACATAAAGATTCTAATGGAACTACTTTTAGTGAAATGAAAGTTCCTTTAGCATATGGTCCTACACAAAAATTTCTAGCAAGATTAGAACAACAACCAGATCTTAATAAACCAGTTGCTATAACATTACCAAGAATGTCATTTGAGATGACAGATATTTCATATGATGCGACTAGAAAGTCTGGTATTACTCAAACGTTTAAAGCAGTTGATAATAGAGATGATAATATGAAAAAGGTTTATATGCCTGTTCCATATAATCTTGGATTTGAATTAAGTATATTGAGTAAATTAAATGATGATGCCTTACAAATTATTGAACAAATACTTCCATATTTTCAACCAGCATTTAATTTAACTGTAGATTTGGTAGAAGCAATAGGAGAAAAAAGGGATATACCAATTCAATTAAATAGTGTTTCTTTTCAGGATGATTATGAAGGAGATTATGCAACTAGAAGAGCATTGATATATACATTACAATTCTCTGCAAAAACATATCTCTTTGGACCTGTTGCAGAATCTTCAGAAGGACTTATCAAGAAAGTTATTGTTGATACTGCAATGGATACTAATACAGTAACTGCTAAGAGAGAAATGAGATATACTGTAGAACCAGATCCAATAACTGCTAATCCTGGAGATGACTTTGGATTTAGCGAGACAACATCATTCTTTGGTGATGCTCAGGATTACAGTCCTACAAGACAAACTGATATCTAATGAATACCATGTCTAGTTATGATCCTATTGATGAAGCATTAAATACTACTAGTAGTATTGAAGTTAGTACAACACCTGAAGGTGGATGTTCTAGACGAAAAGATAATCTTACAAATGTCACTGATGATGTAGATAAAGATTATGAATACACTCGTGCCAACTTATATTCACTTATCGAAAAAGGACAAGAATCTCTTAATGGTATTATGGAACTTGCGGGTGAGAGTGCGAGTCCAAGAGCATATGAAGTCGCAGGTCAAATTATTAAGTCTGTTGCTGATACTACAGACAAATTAATGGAACTTCAGAAGAAAGTTAAAGAAATTGATGAGGATAAAGGAAAACCAACGCAAGTTACTAATAATGCAGTTTTTGTAGGATCTACTTCAGAACTTGCTAAGATGATTAAACAGGGACTTCCAAAAAATGACAAATAATATTCCTTGGGAAGAAGATAGTATTAAAGTTGATGATGCTGATGGTAATTTAGCATTTGAAATAATAGATTTAGTAAAACCCGATAAATTAGTACCAACATATATAAAACCAGAAGAACACTCTGATTGGAGAACGGAGATTAGTTTTAATAAATAGTTAAAAATCTTGTCGATCATGATCATTAAACCACTCTCTCAGGCATTTGATATTGCAAGTGCTGCAAATTCTACAATAAATGATGCTACATTAATTAGAGTTGTTAATGTAAGTAATGCTGCAGTAAAAGTTACTGTTGCTGGATCTGTTGCAGTAGAGACTTATATTGCTGCTGGAGAAGCAGTTGTTATAGAAAAGGAAATGGGAGCAGCTACAACTTCATCTGGATCTACTGTTTGGGCAACTAAAATAGCATACGCAAATTAATACTAATGAAACAAGATGATGTATATCTAGGTAATCCCAATTTAAAAAAGGCGAATACCCAGATTGAATTTACTGAGGAACAAGTTATAGAGTTTCTTAAGTGTAAGGAAGATCCTGTATATTTTGCAAATAATTATATTAAAATTGTTTCTCTTGATGAGGGACTAACACAATTTCATCCATATGATTTTCAAGAGAAGTTAATTAGAAACTTCCATGAGAATAGATTTAATATATGTAAGATGCCTCGACAGACTGGTAAATCTACCACATCTGTTTCATATCTTTTACATTATGCTGTTTTTAATGACAGTACAAATATTGGTATATTGGCAAACAAAGCAGCAACTGCTAGAGATTTATTAGGTAGACTGCAAATTGCATATGAAAATTTGCCTAAATGGATGCAACAGGGTATAATCTCATGGAATAAAGGGAGTCTAGAACTTGAAAACGGATCAAAGATATTGGCTGCTTCTACGTCTGCAAGTGCTGTCCGAGGTATGTCATTTAATATCCTCTTCCTCGACGAGTTCGCTTTTGTCCCAAATCATATCGCAGAAGATTTCTTTAGTTCCGTTTATCCTACTATTACGTCTGGTAAATCAACGAAAGTTATAATGGTTTCAACCCCTCACGGGATGAATCATTTTTATAGGTATTGGCATGATGCAGAAAGAGGAAATAATGAATATGTACCGACTGATGTTCATTGGTCACAAGTTCCTGGCAGAGATGCTGAATGGAAAGCACAAACTATTGCAAACACATCAGAACAGCAATTCAAAATTGAGTTTGAATGTGAATTCTTAGGATCTGTTAATACTCTCATCAATCCTGCAAAATTGAGGACGATGGTATATGAGGAACCAATTAAGAGAAATGCTGGATTAGATATTTACGAAAAAGTACAAAAAGATCATAATTACATAGTTACAGTTGATGTTGCCAGAGGATTGGGTAATGATTATTCTGCATTTGTAGTTTTTGATACTACAGAATTTCCTTATAGGGTAATTGCCAAATATAGGAATAATGAAATCAAACCTATGTTATTTCCTAATATTATTATTGATGTTGCAAAAAATTATAATAATGCTTACATTTTAATAGAAGTTAATGATATAGGAGATCAAGTAGCAAGTATTCTTCAATATGATTTGGAATATGAAAATCTTTTAATGGCATCTATGAGAGGAAGAAATGGTCAAATAGTTGGACAAGGTTTTTCTGGTAAGAAGACACAACTTGGAGTGAGAATGACATCTTCAGTTAAGAAGTTGGGATGTTCTAATCTCAAAACTATGTTAGAAGATGATAAATTAACTCTTTGTGATTATGAATTAATTTCAGAACTTACCACTTTTATACAAAAACATCAATCATTTGAAGCAGAAGAAGGATGTAACGATGATTTGGCAATGTGTTTAGTTATATTTGCATGGTTGGTTGCACAGGATTATTTCAAAGAAATGACTGATAATGATATTCGTAAGAGATTGTATGAAGAACAAAAGAATCAAATAGAACAAGATATGGCACCATTTGGTTTTATTTCAGATGGATTTGACACAGAAAGTTTTGTAGATGTTGAAGGAGATAGATGGCATGTTGATGAATATGGTGATCGTTCTTATATGTGGGATTATCGATGAAAGGTTACACTAAAGAAGATATCAAAAGGATCTTAGGATCTTCTTGGCCTACTATTCCTGAAGGTCATGAGACTGGTAATCAAAGAAGAAGGAGAATAGGTAATGAGATGAGAGAAGGGAAGAGACCTTATCCTGTATATAATGCAAAGAAAACTGGTCCTAACTTTGATGAAAATGGTAAATACATATATCCAGAAGGATCTGGTTTTAGATATACTGAATATTTAAAAAATAATCCAGATTCAACAGAAGCAAGTTCATATGGTAATAAGGTATCCTAATGGAATTAACAGAAGAAAACGTACTTAAAGTATTAGAGGAACTTATTCCCTATATTGAAGCAGATGGTGGATACTTACAACTTTACGATATAGAAGATGGATATGTTAAAGTAAAATTAGGTGGTGCATGTGAGACATGTGCTATGAGTACTATGACTTTGAAGCAAGGTATAGAAAAGAAACTGATGATGGAAATACCTGATGTAAAGGGAGTAGTTCAAGTATTGTAATGGAATTTGATAAGCAAGTTGAATTAGGGCATTTATTATTGTCTGAACGATCTTGTAGAGTATGTGGAGAAGTAAAAAATTTATTGGATGATTTCTATTTAACACGTAAAAATAGAGGAGCATTACCGTCTGCATATTCATATGAATGTAAATTATGTACTATAAAAAGAATAGTATCATCCAGAAAGAAGAAACCATTTACTGATTGGACATATCCAGATTGG